TGCGACATTGTTATCTTGCACGATCTTGAGCAACAGGGTGAAGTGCGAGTCGTAGTCGGGGAAGTCCATACACCCAGGGGAGCAATCATCGGAAACTAGGATCGGGGTGTCTGCGCCGTTACACTCGCGGATCAGTTTGATCTGGGTCTCGATGAGGCGGGGGTAATTATAACTCCCAAGGATCACACCTGTGCGCATGGTGTATCCTCCTCGTACTCAGAGCAGTGTAAGCATGATCGCACTGTGTCAGGGCTCGGGCCAGTGCGACATGATCCGTGTCGCTCGCATTCACGCACCCACTTTGCAGGGCAGTTGCAAGCGCCACGGTCGAGGACTTTGCCCAGGCTCATGCAGTTATCACGGCGCTTTACTTTGACCGATTTAATGCCGCTGAGTTTCTGGACGCTGAAGAGCTTTTGATAGCGCTCATCATAGGTGGCAAGCCAACAAAGTCGGCACTGGTCTGCTGAGTATTCATGAGAGGTTACACGGTTGCAGGTGCAAGGGCGTTTCATTCGGTGATGGTGACCTGACTAATAGACAAGGGTTTGTTAAACGTAGAGTCGGAAACTTGGGGGAAAATGTGCGGCCAGTAAAGTTTCACAAAAAGAACGGTCGAACTAAAAAAGTAAGGCCTGGCAACATAATGCACAGGTAGACGGTAATCAACAAGTGCGGTTACCTGTGTTGAAACTGATGGGTAGCTTGCGTCTTCATAGCCCCAAATATTATTGTAATACGGTGATGAAGGGCTTGCGGGTAAGGGAAACCAGTTGTAAACAGGATAAATGATATACCCCCCGTCAAACTGTCTTCCGGATATTATGTCTAAAAACGTAAAATAACCTGAACCGTCGGTGGCTTGCTGGGGCTTACATACTCTTTTATCGGTCGGACTATTAATGTAAGGGGCGTAAGCACCATCGCCGCATTTAATTGAGTTAGTTGTTATTACGTTTTGCCCACCTACAGGCAAGTAGTCTTCGCCAACGGGTACGTTGTTCCTATAACTTCCAGTGTAATCGCCAGCATCAGTAAAATTGGCGTGATAATTATACTGCGAAGGGTTTGCCGAGCTATACGCTGGTGTAGAGTTTATGCCTGCATTTATTGTGACCCTTATAATTATTGGGTTAACAGAAGCCGCCAAGTCTATAATATCAGTAACAAATGAAAAATACTCTCCGTAAAATGTTTCATCTTGCTTAACATAAGTAATGCCATCGGTTGAAAAAAAAACGTCAATTGAAACATTCTCCACAACAATTAATTTCACATAGTAGGGGGTGCTTACAATGGTCGGGTAGTTAGGATATGTAGTGTTGTTTGTTGCAACGTCCAAGGACATTGCACCGGATTTGTAAGTTCTTACGTTCCCGACTGTTGTGTCTAATCCCAAAGCAAACGATGAGCTAGTGTAATTGAATGTACGATAAGTTGGTAAATAAGTGGTGTAGTTGTACGCTGTATGTAAAAAAGGAAAATCAATCTGACTTGGGTAGCTTGGCGCAATTACTGCCACGACACCGTGGTAAATTGATTTTGTAACGTGGCAGCACGGCACACATGGTTGGGCTTCCGTTCGTGCATTTCTAGTAAGATCGAGTGCCATATTTTTTCTGTTCTAAGGTACTGTTAAATAAACAGACGCATTAACTTCGGTGTTTACGCTGGTTTCTAATAAGCCTGGTCTAATAACTGTAAGGTCTACTACTTGGCCGCTGGTCACTGCCACGGTGCCGGATATGGTCGCGGTCGTACCTTCGCCCCAAGGGCTAATATCATTACCATTAAATCCTGACCCGTAGTCATGATTTGCCCAGTTAAAAGAGTAATGAAAAGTTCCTGCCGCCGACGGAGTGAAAAACCATGTCATTGCAGACGTGCCAGACTGCAACGTATTATTATTACTTGAAATTACTTTTGGGCTAGCCTCGGTTCCTGCCCCTGAGTTAGTGGCGGTAGTCCAACCAGAGTCTTGCGCATAGATCGAGGCTGAAACTGTAGGTGTAGGCGTCGGTGTTGGCGTAGGTGTAGGTGTAGGTGTAGGCGTGGGTGTTGGTGTAGGCGTGGGTGTAGGTGTAGGCGTGGGTGTAGGCGTAGGCGTGGGTGTAGGCGTTGGGGTGCCGCCGCATACGGTACATATATCTGAGAACGGGTACCAACCACGGGTGCCGCTGGAGTTGGTGCCGTAAAACATATTATTGCCTGGGCTTGCCACATCGCCGACGAGATTCAAAGTCACGCCCGCTGCGAGTGATGCACCCCCGGTGATGGAGTACCGGGTCGTGATCGTGTAGTTGCCAGTTTGCTGGCCGACGACGATTGCTGCGCCCGAGTCAGGGCAAATGGTCGCATAGGTGACGCTGAGCTCGCCGTCGGTGCAGTCGATCGACTGGATCACATCAAAGCACTCTCCTGAGCCTCCCGAGCCTCCTGAGCCTCCTGAGCCTCCCGAGGCCGAAGACGGAGAGGCGCTCGAAACGCTTACGAGGAAAACGGGCTTGCCGTCCGAGGTGTAGCCACCGAAAAAGCCAACATAATAGCTATTCACTTTAAGAGGTTGCGCGTTGACTTCTCTAATTTTAACTTCGTTTTGAACCTCGAGCACGCCATCGGCTGCGTGATAGTCCATGCGTGTTCCCGTAGAGAGCGGGCTGCCAACAAAAGTTACCTTCACGACGCTCATTGTGGAACCACCGAGCATCGGCCCGATCCTTGTGGGCGTGGTCGTGTCGCCCTCGACCGCTTTCACGACGCGGGCAATCCTTCTGGCGCTGTCTTCTGAAAATCCATAGGCGCTCATTAAAGGATCTTCCTGTAAATAGGTGTCAGATAAGTGTAAGGAATATCGTCATAAATTCGGAATCGCAGGAAGCCACCATTCTGCTCAGTCGGTTTAACTCCAGAATCGAGAGGAATCCCCGTGTCGCCCTGAATGATAACTCCGTTCGGGAGAACGTTGCCTGCGATGTCTCTCGCTGTAATCAGCTCAGTTCCGTTCCATTCTCGATAAGAGTGATTAAGTACGACTGCATCCCAATTATCTTTATCGAGAAGATATTCAAGAGAAATGCGCCAGTATTTTTTCCCGTTCTCGTAAACTCGTTTTGCGCTTACTTTATCAAGCAGCATACTGCGAGCAGGAAAGCCAGAGAAAGATGCAGAGTTCACGCACTTTACTCGATCCATCCAGTCGAGCGCGACAAAAGTTGCGCTGTTGAATTCGAGCTTCATACATAGGAGAGGTCGATGCGTCATGACTGGGGGGTCGAACCGTTCGTTGTTCCCGTTTACCATCGCCTTAGCTGGAGTGCTGTAATCCTCATCTAGAACATATTCTTTATCGCTGGTCGAGAAGTCCACATCTGTCGGTCTTGTCAGCGGGTCTTCGTTCGCCTCGCTGGCCTTCTCTTCGGGTGACGCTCCCTTATTCTGATTCGCCACTTCAGGAGGCTGCGATGCGCTCGGCGTCGAGCTCGGTGCGACGGTGTCGATGTTAGAGTTGTAACTGCAAGTGATTTTCCAGAAGTGCGGGTCGTCCATCTGGGAAGCTGTGCGCCCGATGCAAAAAGCTCGCTCGTACTTCGGATGCTGCGAGAACAATGCAGGAAGATTGAAACCGAAAAGATCAGGAACATCGTCGGTCACGTCGTCTGTCTGCACGATGAAACTGCGCACCAGCGAGACCTGGCGCTTCGAGTCATCAGATCCGGTGCGGCCTTCAAAAGTTTCATAAGTGTTGAGGACTGCCATGGGCGCTCCTTAGTTTATGTTAGCGACAATCATATTCGCCTGGTTCATAGTCGCCGCTGCGATCTGCTGCTGTAAAGCAGTCTGCGCCTGCTGCTGAGCGAAAGCCTGCTGCTGTAACCTCAAAAGTTTTTCTGCTGCGGTTTCGCCCTTCCCAGCGTTCTGGATCTTTAACAATTGCGAGAATGCCGCTGCCGATCCTTGCATCAGTGCTCCGGGGTTCTTCAGTTCTTCCATCGCTCCGACGCTGCGCTCGAGCTCCGCAGTGAGCTGCGCTGCACCCGCTGCGAAAAGATCGGGTCGATCCGCAAGAGTCATTTTCAGCTCTTCCATTTTTCTGCGATAGGTTTCGAGCGGGCTTTCGATATTGGAAAGCTCGCGAATCCATGAGGGCATATTATCGCCACCCATAAAAGCATTAAGGCCTGCGAGGTCGGGAGGGTTTAGCGCATCGAACTGATTTTGAATCGCCATAATCGAGTTGCCATATTCTTCATTGGTGATAGTGCCTGCGCTGAGCTGTGAATCGAGAGCCTCGAAAGCTCCGGTTCTTAGCTTTTCCATAGCTGTCTCGAACTGCTCTGTCGATATCGCTCCAAGTGCCATCTGTCGCTGGAACATTGCGATTGCGCTGGCAGTTCCTCCGGAGAGCTGTTTAAGAAATGCTGAGTGTCCGATCGTTCCGTTCTCTAATCCTATTTCAAGATTATCAAACATATTAATCATAGAATTTGAAATCTGTGAAAGTGCCGTCGCCGTATTAAACTCGCCAGCTCCGACGGCTTTAAATGCGTCATTAAATTTCTTGACGAACTGGCCGACGAGATTTCCAGCAGCGTCAGATCCGGTGTTTCCTATAGCATCGTTAATCGCTTTAAATGCACCCTGCATTTTATCTTTAATCATCTCGGGATCGATCTGCGCTCCACCTCCAGAGACTTTGCTATTAGCATAAAGACCACCCGTGACACCACCGATGATCGCACCAGGAAGAGCTCCTACACCAGTGCTTAAGCCACCAGCTAGAGCTCCAGTTCCTGCGCCTGCAAAAACACCAGCGACGATTGCGCCGAATTTCTCGAGGCCTCCGACTGTTTTGATAATATTGTTTAAGATGTCGACTGCTGCAAACATTACAGATTGCATTGCAGTTATGACACCGTGAGCGAAACCTAAAACGACTGATCTTATATTGTCGATGCTTCCTGTCGCTACGTCTGCGCCTCCCATCGTCGTAAAGAAATTCACCAGCCCTTCGAAAGCCTGGGAAAGGACGTCTCGAACTACTGCGAAAACCATGCCGATATTTTTAATCGCTGGAATAAGTGAATCAAAGTTCATGCGAATGTTTTGAATAAAACCGATGACCCCATTTGAGAACCCTTTGAGGTCGAGCGCCTCCACAATCACGCCACCGAACTCGGTGAAGAAACCTTCAATCTCTCCTGCGAGTCGAGCGTAAATTCCTTTGAGCGTTCCTGCCATCGCTTCCGACTGTTTAATCACATCCGCATTATTACTCATCCCTGAGATCGCATTGAGCGCGTCCGCTGTGCCGACTCTCCCTTCTGCCAGCATTCTCATCGCTTCTTCTGCGCTGATTGCTTTACCCTGCACCATCGACAATCTTTGCGCCAGTGCCTCGTAAACTGGGAGTCCCATCGATGCGAGAGCCTCGAAATCATCCTTGGAAGCTTGCCCCGTCCGGGTCATGTTCTGGGCGACCTCGCCGAGCTTCCCAAATACGTCGGAAGCTCCAGATCCTGCGATGAGCGAAATGCGACCAAAGCTCTCGATCATCTGAGCTGCGTCTGATCCTGAGACACCAAGACCGAGGAATCCCGTCGCCAGTTTCCCGACGACTTCCTGGGCGATGCGTCCTTGATTAGCGATCCCATTCATGACACCACCAAGTCGATCCGCGCTCGCATCTCCTGCGAGACCTTTGATTCTTGTGAGGATCTCCTCAGTATTTGCGAATGCGTCGACAGCGCGATCATAAATTTTATAGACACCATAAGAGGCGAGAGCGCCACTGATCAGCGTCACCGGGTTCATGATGAGGCTAGTGACTTTAGAAAAGATGCTCGAGGCTGCGCTGCTGATTTTATTTTCGACGTAGTTTAGAAATGATGTTAGCTTTGATTTTGCCTGCGATTCCTTAGCGGCGACGCCGCCACCCGCTTGAGCCTGGCCGCCTTGCGTCAAGAGCTTAAGCGCATCTGAACCGGACAGCGATCCCGATGCGATCCGCTTCATGACATCCGCAGTGCTGATCGCTTTCCCTTCGACCTTCGAGAGTTCTTTTGCGAGAGAGTCAAAAGCTTTCACGCCCATCGACTCCAGAGCCTGAATGTCTTTAAGGAGAACCTTGTCGCTGTCGCCGATTTTTCCAAGTATGCCTGCAAAAGCTTTCGACGCTTCGCCTGCATTTTTTGCGAACTTCCCGATTCCCTTACCGAACTTATCGAGCGTGCTGGTGATCGTGTCCGCATCGAGGCCAAGCTTCTTTAAACTCACTGCGAATTTTAAAGCGTCGTCAGCTCCGAGCTTTGAGGTCTTTGCGAATTTATGTAAGGCGTCGCCCATGATTCCAGCGACGTCATCATCGAAGTGCTTTGAGGCTTGCGAGGTGATCGCCTCGAGACCGCTCATATCCTCTTTTACTTTGTCGAGATTCGTGATGAAATCGGTGATCGACAGACCCATCGAAACGTTTAGCGATCCGATTGTTTTGGCCATGTCGTCACTCCTGTTTCTTAGTTCCCACCGCGCTCGCCCAGGCTTTTAGCGCAGCAAAGCTTTCGACTTTTTTATTTTCGCCGTACCAGTCCGGGAGAAAGTCTTTCACCTCGAGAGCTTTTGTCTCTGAGCCTCTCCAGACGTTCGCAGTCGTCGAGCAGATCTGAGCGGCATGAATGTCGCCTCGATCTCCGTCGAGCGGTTCGATCGTTGAAAAGGCCTGCCACTCGGTAAGCTCTTGAGAATCGACTTCATCGAGAATCTCTCGAACTGTTTTTTTCAAGTGCCCTGCGAGTCGGAATAAGAACCGACGCCCAGGGCGCCCTATTAGTTTTTTCTGGCGTCTTCGACTGCTCCACCGCTCATGCCATTATGGCGAGCGCAGGCGTCAAAAAGAGTTCCCACCAGAGGCGCAGGCATCTCTCCTACTGCTTCGACATCGGCATCGGAGAAAAGACGCTTTCCGGTTTCATCGGCGATCGACCGCACGACGAGCTTCGCTCTGATGTTCGTCAGATTTCCAGCTTTTGCTCCAGAGCTGATTTCACTTTCAAGCTGATCACGCTCACGGGAGCTGATCACTCGAAGATAGACTTTGCCGCCGAGCTCGGGGATCTCGATCTCCCCGAGCTTATAGGCACTTCCTGCGCCTAATAATTTCGCTTTGTCTAAAATAACTAGAACTCCTTAATCAAAAGAATAGGTAATTTTTCCGACAGGTTTTACGCCGACAGTCGCTTTGACTGTGTTGTCTCCGGTCGCAATTCCGTCGACCTGAAACTTTGTTACAATGCCGTCGAAGGTTACACTAGAGCTGTCAGCCAGAGTGATTGAGCAGGCTTTCGGCGCGCCGTAATCCTCTATAAAAGCGCTGATAGTGCTAAGCGCACCATTGCCGACGCCGACGATCGCAGTCGCTGACATTTCGCCACCATCGATAAGGCCTCCGGCATATTCCTTGGTTTTATCTGGACTTAGAAGATTAGTCACATCGACAGTGCCACGTGTGGCGCTGGGTGGTGTGATGTCGGTGACGCCCGTAAGTGTTGCGCCTCCGATGGTGATCGCTGTTCCTTGCGTGATTACTGCTGCCATAATTATGACTCCCTATAGATGATGGAAAAATCCAAACTCGAATGATAAAACACGGTGTCCGAGCCTTCATAGAACTCGGGTTGATCCTGCTCATCATCCACACTGACGCCGAGAACGGTCACCCCGGAAGAGGTGCCGCGAAAGTTGTCCATCGTGAGACGCATCTGGTTTAAGATGGTTTCGACTTCTGCCTGAGTGGATGCGATTACGTCGCACTGCATACGCACTTCAGGAACTTTAGTATTGCCCGTGTCGAGCGTTGCCGACCTTACGGTGCTGATTCTGTGATAAACGATGTAAGGCATCGTAGGCTTCTGGGGTGCTCGCCCAGGATAAATGCGATTTCCCACAAGACCAAACATGGTAGCGTCGTCGATCAGTCGGGCGCGAAGGGCTTTGCTAGCACTCATAATGATCCCTCATCGATGGTGTCTTTTAATACCTTTGCAATCATGTCGAGGGCCTTAGCTTTATTACCCTCCCATGCTCTTCGCAGAAACGGAAACGGACGCGAACCGGGATGAAGTGAGCCTTGCGCTTTCCGAGAAACATTCTTTCTCTTTAACAAAACTTCACTGGTGACGTCATTCTTCCCGATCGGATGTGGTGCTGTTCCGTACTCCACCAGATGCGCATACTTCGTAGGAATTTTTTCGACGCCTCCGATTTTCTGCCCTGCTCTTCTGGTCGCACCGATGACTGAGAAAGCGAACTGATTTCCCTTCCTGAGAACCACTTTTTCTTTTGAGCCGAGAGAGTCGTAAAGGATCGAATGCTTTCTCTTTACGATAGACTTTGCGTCGTTAATCACTAGAGCCCCTGCATCTTTAAGGGCTTTCTTGAGGCCTGCTCTTTTCACTTTATTATCGATGTGCTCCATGACTGTAAGCAGTCCTTTAAGAGCGGAAGCATCGATTCTGATTTCTGCTCTTGGCATTACGCGAGCCTTTCTACTGCATCGATCTCGAGCTCAAAAGAACTCTCATCAATGTTTCGTATGCTTACGATTTCGAGAATGCGGTTTCCCATCGAGATGCGATCTCCATGAAGAACGCCACCTTTAAAACGCATTCGAACTCGGTGAGAGATAGAGGCCTGACGAGCCATTCCCTGCTCTTGCTCTCTGCCTGAGAGAGGTCGGACACTCGCCCAGGTCGTGTAATAAGTCGACCAGTTCCGAGTCACCTGCCCGTAGTCATCGACAGTCGTGCTGTCATCACGCTGTAGACTTATTCTCTGGGTGAGTTCGCCAGCTTTGAGCATTAGTTCACGATTCCTC